AGATATTAATCAATACATCGATAATCATTTAAAAGATCAAGAGAATGATATGGTGGATCATAAGCAACCCTTTTAAGCTTTGGAGTATCCATGACTCGTAAGATTCAAGTAGGTAGAATAGAGAACACAGTTGGTTTCTCTATTGATAAAAGAAGCTGGAACAATCTCAATAAATTTCAAAAGAGATTAGCCCAACTAAAGAAACAAATGAAAGGTTTGAGTGGTGGTATTAGTATAAAAGCTAGTGCTGTTATCAAATCTCAGAATCAAGTTAAACAGATTATTCAAAGAACCTCTGATTTTAAACAGAAAATAGAAAATAAAGCTAGTAAAACATTATTTGCCGATAGACTTAGGGGTGAAGAGAAAGCTGCTAAGAAATCAGCTAAGATCGAACAAGCTATTCGTAGCAGAAAAGCAGACGTTAGTATAGCAGGTACAGGTTTTACTAGACTTAAGCCAGCACAATTAGGTCAGATGAGATCTCAATTTGAGAGTCTTAATAGCTCCCTACGAAGAGGGAGTATTTCTATGGCAGACTATAGGAAGCAGACCCAACAATTAATGGTTACTTTCCGTAGAGCTAATAGATCTGTACAAACTCTGAATGAGAAGTTTCTAAGTCTTCGTCATAATATGTTGGGTATCGGTATAGCCGGTGGAGCAATAGCTGGTGGAGTAGGTATAACCAAAACAGGTCAGGACTTTGAGAGCATGGGCGCTAAGATGCTTATCGCCACAGGTGGTGCTGAGGAAGCAGCCAAAGCTATGGAAATGGCTCGTTTTCAAAGTAAAAGATTGGGTTTAGACCTCTTACAAACTTCTGATTCTATGGCTAGACTAGGTATTGCAGCTAGGGATAAATTATCAGAAAGCGAATTCAAGTCTCTATTTATATCATTCTCTGAGTTAGGTACAGCAGCTCAATTACCTAAAGAGCAGATGGACCGAGGTCTAAGAGCCTTGGAACAAATGTTGAACAAAGGTCAATTGATGGCTGAAGAAGTCAAAGGTCAATTCGCTGAAGCAATTCCCGGTGGTATCAGAATCTTCGCAGATGCTTTAGGGGTTGGAGAACAAGAATTCTTCAAAATGATGGAATCGGGTCAATTATTATCCGCAGATGTATTACCTAAAGTAGCCGAACAGATGGCTATGGTAGCTCGTAGGGGTGGCGCATTAGGAGTTGCCATGACTTCCAACCGAGCAGCGATGAACAGAATGATTACCTCTTTCCAAGAATTCAAGAGAGCTATTTTCGTAGGTGGATTTAGTTCCGTGTTGACTGAGATATTCAATAGTTTGAATGATTTAACAGTAGCTGCTAGACCTTTAGCAGTAGTATTAGGACAGACTTTGAGTTCTGCTATATCAACTGTTACACTACCTCTGAGATTACTTATCGCTGGACTAGCTGATTTAGTTGAATTCTTTGGTGTAACTGGAGATAGTGCTATAACATCGTTCGTAGCTAAGTTAGTTGGTATAGGTCTGGGTATTGCAGGTTTAGTATTTAGTGCTAGACTTCTTAGAACGGTATTCAAAGGATTGATGGCTCCTCTTGGCTGGATAACTGGACTACTAGGCGGTAAAGCTGGTACAGGTACAGCAGCAGGTAAAGCTATGGATATGATGACTACTAAAGTAGGTAAGTTGAGTAAGGCTATGGCTATACTACAACTAATATCCAAAGGCGGGATCATAGGTCTAGGATTAGCCGGTATAGCAATAGCGGGATTTGGGATACATACAGCCTTCAAAAATAGTAAAGAAAGAAACACACCTGAGGTAGTTGCGAGAAGAAAAGAACAGATACAGAGATCTTCTTTTGGTCGGGTAAGATCGGGTTCAGTTGACAGACCAGTTAAGGTTGAGGTTAGTGTTGATGATGAAGGAGCTATTAAAACCTACGTACAAAGATCTCAGGGTAGATTTAAAACCTCTCTGATAGAAGAAATTCAAGCCAATACAGGTAAATAGGAGTTAATATGGCAGTAACAATAATCGCTGGGGGTAATAAATTAGAAGGAACTATCTCTGTTTACTCCTTAGACGCTACGTTAACATTCACTCCTAGATTAAGTTCTACAATTACTAAACATCCAGTTGAAACTGGATCTACTATAACTGATCATGTTTTCTTAAACAATACCATTATAGATGTTACAGGAATAATTACAAATTCAGGAGCTATCCCTGTAAAAGGGGGTACTGCTTCTGGTGTGGGATTAGGAGATCTTATTCCTTCTCCAACTGTTTCAGGTACTGGTGGTATCAGAGTACAAAGCGCCCACGACATTTTAGTTAATATCTTTAACAATCGTGAGTTGATTACCATAAATTCAGAACTTCAAGTTTATGATAATTGTATAGTTACTAGTCTATCCCTTCCGAGATCTCCTGATATTGGTGATACATTACGGATAGAAATGACTCTCGAACAACTTCAAGTTGTATCCTCTGAGAGATTACCAGTATCTTCTGATCTTCTAGATGCTATAGCCATAAACCAGAAGAAAGGTACTAAGACAGCATCTGATTCTGATAATGAAGTGGGGTCTAAGGAAGCTCGAATAGTAAGAACAATAAAGACCTACATAGAAACCCAGTTACAGGTGAATTAATATGTTACAATTCCCAACATTCACAGACTCCGATTATACTCAGACATTTGTTGTTGAGAACGTAGCATATGACTTTAGATTTCAATTCAATCCTAGAGAGGCAGCTTGGTATTGTTACCTAGGTCTCTCTGGATTAGATCCTAAAGTTAAGTTTAAGATTGTGAACGGATCTAATTTAATTAAGTCCTACAACCACTATGAAGAAGTACCTAACGGATCTTTAAGATTAGTTGATACAGTAGCTCAGAATGGTAGAGTAGGTAGAGATGACTTTGATATTGATGGTCGTTTTGTTCTAGTATATTTGACAGTAGAAGAGGAACAGACCATAGAAGATGGTGGAGACCTATTCTAGTAAGGATCAACAATGGCAATATTCAAAAGACAGTATAAACTAGAGTTTGGTAAGCCTCTTAAAAAGATCGTTGCTTTTCCATTAGACCCCAATAAGTTATTCTCTGGCAAAAAAGAGTTATCTTTAATTGTAGAGGAACACAGGATTCAGTTCAATATTGATCTGCATTCAGGTTCCTCTCAAAATACATCCTCTATAAAGATTGATAATCTTTCCCAGAATAGTTTTAACTTTATAAGTGCTTTCAGGGGAGAGGAGGTTTATGTAAAGTTAGATGCCGGGTATGAAGGTAATCTTAAAACTATCTTCATAGGCTCTATAAAGAGTATCGTAGATATTTTTGAAGGCAGTACAAGGACAACATCTATTGAGTTAGGTGATGGTTACACCAACTTGAAGGAAGCTAGGACATCTATATCACACCAACCAGATAAACCCTTTACAGAAATCTTTGAAGGGTTGGCTGGTGACTTGGGCTTACCCTTAGGTACAGTAGTAAAGCCAACAGGTAAAACAAAAGCTCCTTGGTTTTTCCAAGGCCCAACTCAAGAGGCGTTTAAGAAACTAGCTAAGGATTCCAATTCCTTTTTCAGTGTCCAAGGTGGTAAGATTAATTTTACTCCAAAGGATGCTAGTAAATTAAAACAGATAGCTAGATTATCAGCTAACTCTGGTTTGATTGGTGCGCCATCAGCAATAGATAATGGTAATGGTACACTCCAATCAGATAAATCTACCTCAAAAGTAGGTGTAAGATTCAAACTACTACTTGATGGAGCGTTAGTTCCAGACACAGTAATCTCCCTAGACGCAAAAAGCTTTAAAGGTTTATTTAGGATACTGAAAGTAAAACACTCCGGTGATTTCAGAGGTAACTCTTGGTTCACTGATTGTGAAGCTGTCGAAGTACAGAATATCCTAACACTATAGATGAGGAGGGCTTTATGGCTCTAGAGAAAGGACTTGTAGATGTTCTGGATGATAGGATAGACTACAAACTCTTAACGGTTTTCACTTCAATACCTGCTATTGTAACATCTGTTAACTATGATGAGAACCATGTAAACGCACAACCACTTATTAAAACAAAGTTCTCAGATGGTAGTCAACTAGCAAGCCCCGAATTGTTCCATGTCCCAATCTTTATATTGAGTGCTGGTCAGGGTAGTGCAAGGGTTACTTTACCTGTCAAGGTTGGTGACACTGTATTGGTAATGTTCTCCCAAAGAGATCACACAGAATTTTATGGATCAAACGGTAAGACACAGGTAGATGCAGCTAGTGAGGTTACTCACAGTATGTATCCTATCCTAGCTCTCCCCGGCCTGTTTACAAAGGCTTCAGCTAAAACCCTTGATAGTACTAATATCATCGTAGAAAATGGCTCCACGAAGCTTACAGTAGCTCCTAGTGGTAATATCACTGCTGATTGCCCTAACCTGATAGTAAACGGTAATCTTACGGTCAATGGAGATGTTGCAGCTAACGGATCTTCTCTGACACATAATGGCACTGATGTAGGCGATACTCATACTCATGGTGGTGTTCTAGCTGGTGGTAGTAATACTGCTGTACCCAACTAAGAGGTTTAAATGACTGACTTACTATTAGCAGAAAGTACACATGATATGGTAGTGATCAATGGGGAGCTACAACTTACAACTCTCAACTCACAGGAGCTGAGACAGAAGATAGCGATAACTCTAAAAGCTTGGGTAGGGGAATGGAAGTTAGATACAACTTTTGGTATCCCATACAGACAGGAGATCTTCGTATCTGGGGTTACTAAACAAGCCCTTGATGCTATCTTCCTAGTTAAAATAAATACCTTTACAGAGATAGAGGAAATTGTAGCTTTTGAGTCTGAACTAGATAGGACTAAAAGAACCTACGATATAACTGAGTTAACTGTTAGAACGACAGAAGGCGAATTAGTTAACATTACTGCGGCAGCACCAGATACTGATACAGTGTATTCTGCTTCACCTATTCAACCAGTAACCGCCGTATGTGATGGTTTCATCACTGTTGAACAGGCTAATGAACTTCACCAGTTCTTACACTTCGATCTAGTTGGACTTTTATAAAGAGGTTTTAGATGGCCGGATTAACAGATAGTGGTTTTGTAAGGAAGACCCTTACTGAAATACTTGATTCGATTAAACAAGGGGCTGAAAATGAATTCGGTCCTACTTTCAATACAAATGATGATTCTGTATTCATGCAACTAGCAGGTACTTTCTCTATCGAAATAGATGAAGTATGGCAGGGACTAGAGGGTGCTCATTCAGCCTATACTTTAACAGGGGCTGAAGGTGTCTACCTAGATGATCTCTTTGCTAGACATAATATAATCAGAGAAGCAAAGACTAAAGGTACAGGTGTCGTTTATATTGCTTCTGATAATACTACGGTATTGCCAGAGGTACTAGACACAGCTACCGTATTCATATCTAATAACGATACGTCTTATGAGTTAGTAACAGATACGACTACTACAATTAGTAATGATAGTATGGTAGCTTACAGTATCTTGAGTGCTGATATTGTTGTAGGTACTGTTTACACAGTTACTATCGATGATCTAACAGGTACTCCACAGGATTTGGTGTTTGATGTAGCTTTATCTACTGATAAAGATGATTTCATCATTGCCATCAAAGCGCATATAAATACCCATAATGCTACAGTGGATGCAAAGACATTTGACTTTCCAGTAGATGAAGAGATCTATCTTGGATTCAATGCCAATAAGCAACTTGATCCTTTAGATACCGCATTCACTTTCTTTGTTTCACCTTCTATTGGTACTCGGTATTCCCCAGTGAATGTTGTAGCTCAAACAGCGGGTCTATTCCCTCTACCCTCTGGTGGTATTTCAGATCTGACACCTAAGTTCACTGGTTTCTTATCTGTAACAAACGTAGATGCTTTTACCTCTGGTACAGACGTAGAAAGTGATGCAGCCTTTAGAGCAAGATTCAATAGACTGATTGATGCGAGTGCCGTAGGTTGTGATGCAGAATCAATTGAAACCGCATTACTTGGTGTAGAT